GTGGCGTCGTGCGCCTGCCCGCCTGCATCTGTGCGCAGGAGTCGGAATGGGCGTTCCACCCGTTCCACCCGTTCCACCCCTCGGATAAGCCCGCCTATTCATAGGCTTGACCCGGAACGCTACCTGGAACGCTGGTGGAACGCTTGAAGGGCTTTTCCAGCCAGGGGGCCAGGGGGATGGCCAGGGCACGCTGCTTTATCCCGACCCCGAAGCGCAAGGGTTTTGCTGGCACGGTGCGATATTCCGGCCCGAGGGCGTCCAGGAACTCCAGCGCGGTGCGGTAATCCTTCCACCGCGTCTTGCCGAAGATGCGATCCAGCACCGGGTGATTGTTGCACACCAGCAGCCAGGGGCCGGGCCGCCCGTCCTTTCCCGGATCTTCGTGAAGGATCAGGCCGTGGGCCTTCAGCACGTCCGTCTGCCACACCTTCTCGAACAGGTGGGTGTGGATGACCTCGCCGAGGGTCTGGTTTCGGTCCCCACGATGCTGACCGCTATTCCAGCCCATGAGGTGCGCCAGGGCGTCCGCGCCGACGTTCGAGACCATTTCGCGGTGCAATCGCTCGGCCAGCATCGGCCGCCACCGCGACGCCTCTTCCTCGGCCGTCTGGGCGGTCAGAGGGTCGTCCTCCAGCAGCAGCCGTCGCCCCGCCGCCAGCATGGCGATCAGATCGGCGTTTCGCGGTTCCTCGCCCGAGGCGACCAGGGCCGTCACGATCGACGACACGTCCTCGCGATACCGCCCGGCGTTGGCCAGGACGCGGCCCAGCAGGTGCGGCGCGATCCGCTGCGCCTGGGCGTTGATCCGCGCCAGTGTGCGGCGGGTGGCGATCCGGGGCCGTTCGGCGTTCGGATCAAGGTCCGTCCCGGTCAGGGGCATCAACCGGATCTCGGCCACCCGCGACGCCAGGGCCGCATCCATCTTGGGCGGGGTGATCGCCGCCATCATCACCGAACCCACGGCCGTCTGGGTCGTGGTCCCGCCGGCGTTGTCGCTCTGAACCCGCCGCGCCCCGGTCCCGGTGGACATCAGGCGCAGCAGGGTCAGCACCTGTTCCACCGCCCCCGGCCCGTTCGTTCCGTCCCCGGCCTCTGCTTCGTCCACCAGCTGGGGACGGGCCATGCCGCTGATGTCGGCCCGGAACCCGGCCTCTGAGAAGCTGGTCACGATCTCCCCCGCCAGGGCCGACTGCAGGGCGTTGATGAAGACCAGCAGGGACGACTTGCCCGACCCCTGCAGCGCATGCATCAGCACATGCCCCCGGAACGGAGCCGCGGCCCCCAGCAGGCCCGCCGTCAGCCACCCGGCCACGATATCGGCGCCCGACAATCCGTCCGCGCCGATATCCTCGAACCGCCACCAATCCAGCTGTTTGCGGATCCAGCGGCCATGCCGTTTCGACATCGGCGCTCCCGCCTCGGGGGCCGGGGGGCGCAACTGGTACAACGGCCCGCGCTTGACCTTCAGCGCCTCGGCGATGGTCCGCCGCACCGTCGTGCCGTCGAACCGGTACAGCAGGATTTCTTCACCTCTGTGCAGCACCACCCCGCCGTCGCCGCCGGGCCAGACGCCCAGGGACCGCACGGGCCGGTTCGGGTCCCACTTGCCGGCGTCGCGACACGCCCGGTTGAACCAGACGGTGGCCAGCTCGCGTTGGAACTTGTCGTCCTTGTCGCGCCAGTACGACAGGAACGACTGCCCGGCCTGACAGGCGTAGATATCGGTCCGCAGCATCTGCCCGATCTTGGCTGCCGGTTCCTTGCGGATCTCGCCCTCGGGCATGGCGAAGATCACCTGTCGTCCGTCAAAGCCCAGCGGCACCACGGGCGACAGATCGACATCCGGATTTGGAAACGCCCCCAACAGCCGCTCGCTGTCGTCCGGCGCGGTCCCCAGGTAGTCGACGGGTTCGGCTTCGGTCATGCGCTACGCTCGGACTTGAGGGGCTTGGACTTCGGGGATTGACCGGACAGCGCGATCACGCGCCGCAGGTCGTCGTTCAGATCGGAATTCTTGCTGGGCCAGATCGGCTGCGGCCGCGCCCCGACGGCGGTCCAGGCGGCGCAGGCCAGGCGCGCGCACAGCCGCGCCCGTTCCTCGGCCTCTAGCCAGTAGTGACAGGTCCGCCCGCGCGGCGTCCGCGCCTTGACCTGGACCCGCTTCATGTCGCGATCCACGCCGATCAGCACGACGCCCAGACCGGGCCAGACGAAGGCCGGGACGTTCGGATCGGGCAGGGGCTCATAGGGGTCGATCCGCCCCTCGTTATCGCGCAACACCCCGCCTTGCAGTCGCCCCAGCGACAGGGCCGCACAGGCCCGGATGATCTTGCCGCTGCGCCGATATTCCAGCGAGGCCAACGACAGGGCGTTCTCCGCCCCCTCCGCCGTCGCCGTCTGAGAGCCGTCCACGCCGTCCAGCCCCGGCCCGATCAACCAGGCTCCGCCCGGCCTTCCGTTCAGCTGCTGCGGACCCCACATCCGCTTGGCGTCCTCGCCCGCCGCCTTGGCCCCGCCGGGCGTCAGATAGGTGGCGTGAACCCCGCCCGTGGTGACCGCGCGCATCAAGTCGGCGTCCCACACCACCACCAGCATCAGCATGGCCGGCGCGAACACCCATTTGCGCTTCACGTCGTCCCAGCATCGCTGCGCGCGCGGATGGAACCTCAGGTTCGGCGCCGCCGCCTTGACCACCTCGGGCGCGATGCCCCGACCGATCAGGTATTTCTCGGCCAGAGAACCGGCGAAAGGCTGGGCCGTCTTCCACAGCTCGACCGCGATCCGGTCGGACAGGCTGGGCCCCTCGACCTTTTCCGGCGACGCCGGCTGCGCCCTGGGCCGGGGCGCGGGCAGGGCGGTCGAACCGGCCAGATCCCGCACCGCCTCGACCGGCGTCTTGCGCTCCATTTCGCAGTACAGATCGACCACGTCGCCGAACTTGCCGCAGCAATAGGTGCGCCAGGTGCGCTTCGTCAGCTTGGCCTGAAACGTCGATCCGCCCCCCGCCAGCGCCCGTTTCGGGAAACACCAGGGACAGGCCCCGCGCCGGTTGTTGTCCGGCCCGCGCAGCTTCACATACCGCCCCGCCACGGCGTCCAGGCTGACTTCGCGCTTGGCGATTTCGAACATGGGCTCGGTCATGACCGCGCCCCCATGCGAACGGCGTTCGCGGCGGCAGGGTTTAGCCACAGGACCTCGGTCCGCTTGAGCGCACCATCGGCGTGGGTGTCGAACTCATGTCGCGCCCAGTCGCCCAGCAGGTCTTCATACAGGTCGCTGGCGTAACCGCTGATCGCCACCATGCCGCTGAAGGCGCGCGCCCTGTGCAGCAGCTGGGCGTGATCGACCTCGGTCATTTCATGGGCATAGGCGTGAAACGCCTGCCCGCCCCGTCGCTTGGCGGACCGTGTCGCAGGCATATAGGGCGGGTCCAGATAGGCCAGCGTCTCGGGCGTGTCGTAACGATCGATCAGCGCCAGAGCCGGGCGATGCTCTATCAAGACCCCCTGCAATCGATCACGAACGGCCAGCAGGGCCGAGGGCAAGCCGGGCCATTCGTTCGCAGGCAAGGCGCCCTTGCGATTGATCATGGAGGCCCGGAAGCCGGTCTGACGACTGGCCACGGCCGAGCTGCTGCCGTGGCCCATGTAGCTGCGGACGATCAGCCGTCGCGCGCGCTCTATCGGGCATCGGGCGAACTTGAAGGCGAGGTCGTATTCCTCGCGTGCAAACGGCGTCAGGCCGATACGGCGCGCCAGTTCCTCGGCCTGGTCTGGATCGCGCAGCACCTGAAACAGGTTGACCACGCTGTGATCCAGATCGTTGTAGCACTCTCCGCCGCCGACCTCTGGACGCGGCTTGCGCAGCAGGACCGAGGCGGCGCCGCCGAACGGCTCCAGATAGACCCTGTGCGCCGGGAAATGGCTGACGATCCAGGGCGCAATGCGCCATTTTCCGCCCAGATAGCGCATGACGGGGCGGCGCAGCAGGGGCGCGGTCATCCCACCACCCCCGCCACCGAAAACGCCAGATCCGAATCCCGGAACAGCCGCACCCGCGCCCCCGGCGCGATATCGACCACGGCGGGCCGAGAAACGCCGCCCACCCGCGCCATGAACCGGCGCGGCCTCAACACGGGCTTGATCCAGATGAACCAGCTGTAGAAGGCGGCCGAGGTCGCCTCGGGATCATACCGCCCCTTGACGATGGGCAGGCGCTCGCTGAACGGTGCCACGGCCGTCAACGGACATTCCCCGTACAGCAGCCGATGCCGTCCCTGGCCCTCCAGCACGGCCGTCCGCATCAGCATGGCCACGCCGCGCTTCGCCTCGGCATAGGCGCGGCGGATGAAGGCCTCGCCCGGCGCAAACGGCGGATTGGTCACGATCCAGTCGACCGACCACGGACTGGCCGCCGCGCCGACGAAGTCATGGATCACATTGCCGTCGTACAGATAGGCGTCTGACGCATGGACGACGTCGAAATAGTCGCGCAGGCCATGGACCATCATCCCCGGCCCGCACGCGGGTTCCCAGCACGTCCGCGCCACCGGATCGAACAGGCGGATCACCTCGCCCCCCGCCCGCGCCGCCCAGGGCGCCGTGGGGAAGAAATCGACGTCGTCCGAGTCCGGATCGCGATGCGCCATCACGGCCCGCGCATTGCGCGGCGCGCCGACAGCATTGAAGACCAGGCCGGTCATGGACGCGGGCTCCAGTCCGGGGCCTCGATGTCGTCGTCCTCCAGATCCGTCTGAGCCTGGTCCAGGTCGTCCAACAGATCGATGGCCGTCTGCGCCACATACTCCAGCCACGCCCTCAGGCGCGCCGTACCCCCCCCTGCGGCCAGATCAGGCGTCTTCATGCCCGAAACTCCGGTGCGACCCACGGATTGTCCGCCCGCACCGACGCCGACAGGTGATTGCCCGCGCCGCGCGAGGTGATGTGCCAGCCCCGGCATTCGCCGCAGCGATAGACCCACGCCCGCCGCGTCGGGATCACGCCCGTCTGCAGCATGTGCATGGCCACGGCCCGCGCCGCCGGTTCGTCGCTGAACCGCGACTTGGACGTGCAACTGCGCGCCAGCGCTTCAGCCCCGCCCATCATCCGAATACGCCCCGATAGGCGGCCTTCAGATCGCTCTCCGCCCGGCCCAGCTGACGCGCCAGATTGGCCCAGCTGACCTTTCGCGCGCGGCCGATCCGCACATACTCGCGCACGAAGGCTTCGCCCGCGCTGTCGCCGGGATGCGGCCCCTTGACCGCCGGCGGGCCGGACGGAACCGGGTGTTGGGCGCCGATCATGCGCTGGCGCATGATTCAATCCCCGGCGTAAGGATGCGGGGCGGGGCGGCCCAGGGCGTCCAGGGTCTCGGCGATGAACGCGGCCCATTCCCCGATCTGTTCGGCCTCTTCCTGCCTCTGAACCCCGTTCAGCAGCAGGAACCGCTTGCCCAGCCGGACCAGCTTCATGAACGGACTGCCCTCGCCGCGATGCCCGACCGGCGCGACCGCGCCCCCGGCCTTCTCGGCGGCCTGGACGAAGCCGACCGCGTCGCTCAACGGCGCCTCGGCCACGGCCTGCGCCTTGGCGACCAGCTTGCGCCACTGTTTCAGGTGGGTCTCCGACGGGACCGCCGGGGCCTTGACCTTGCGGGGCTTGCCCGACTTGAACCGGCGGCGGGTCATGCCTCGCCTCCCGTGCGCGTCGTCGGCGACGGCGTTTCCACCGCCGCCGACTCGGCATCATCTCCGAGATGCAAACCAACGGAGAGATCCTGATGACTGGCAGCCAAGCCCAGCTGTGGGAGGCTCTGACCTTCCTGACCGCGCGAACCCTGGCGGCCGAGGTGATCGCGCTGGCCACCTTGGTCGAGGTCGCTGGCGACTCTGCGGACGGAACGGCCCTTGTCGGCCGCGTTCGCCTTCGCGCCCTGGACCAGCACGGCGGCCGCCTTCCGGAAGGCGTCGGCGATCATATGGAGCGGATGCTTGCGGCGGCCGAGGCGGCGATTATTCGGGAGCGACAGGGGTAGGCTGTCGACGATGGCGTTCAGCCGCTGGATTTCGGCCATGTGGCGTTCCAGCGCGGTCATTGCGCGACCTCGCGAACGGCGTTCGCGGCGCCGAGATAGCTCTCGCCCTCGATAGGTTCGAAATCGGCGTAGGCCAGAACGACCTGCAGATCGTCCAGCGCGCCCTGGATAATCGCCGGACGGACGGCGTGCGGGACAACCCCGCCGGTTCCGCCACGACTCTTCGGCCAGGTCCAAGCATGGACCCGCGACCGATCTCGACGTGTCCAGCGCGCAAGGGTCTGGACGGAGAACCGCGCGATCATCCGCGCGGCCGGGGTAGAAACTGAAAAAGTCATGGCTACGCTCGTTGCCAATGTCGCGATTAACGCGATAAACGTCGCGCGTGATTCGCGCCGAAAGACAATCCCCCAGCGTCGCATTTTACGCGACAACTTCGCGGATGAAGCCCGAAGAGATCCGATCACGCCTGCGCGCAACCGGTCGAAGCCAAGCGGCGCTCGGTCGTCACATTGGCGCGAGCAAGGACTCGATATCCCGCCTGATGAACGGCGAACGCCGCCTACAGGCGACGGAGCTGGAGCTGATCAAGGACTTCTTCGCCGGGGAACAGCCGCCGGCGGGTCCGGCCTACGACACCCTGGACGTTTACGGCTATGCGCAGGCGGGCGGGGACGATCTCGTGTCGCTGGCTGACGGGCAGGTGATCGACCGTATCGAGGTCCCAGCGGGCCTGGTCAGGGGCGCGACCATCGGCATTCGCGTGGTCGGGGACTCCATGGAGCCGCGACTGTTCTCAGGCGAGACCGTCATCGTCGGGCTCAACATGCCGCCCCAGCGTGATCGGGATTGTGTTGTCGAGTTTCGCGACGGCTCCGCCATCGTCAAACAGTACAAGGGCCAGCGCGACGGGACCGTCTTCCTTCACCAGTACAACCCGGACAAAGAGGTGCGGGTCGAGGCTTCAAAGGTGAAGGCGATCCACGCGGTGCTGTATAGGCGCTAGTCCTCAGCCCACACCTTAACGGGTGTATTTGTCCTGCCGTCTATGATTGCGAACGAAGACCACTCGACGCTTAGGACGCACGTCTCTCCGCTAGTCTGGCGCGGATTGCTGACCGTGGCCGATACAAAATTCGACCCGCAAACGACATTGCGGCCGGGGGTGAAGTCCCGCACCGATCCCCTGGCTTCAAACCTAAGCGAACTGGTCAGCAGCCGCGCCTCATCTGGTTCTATCTCCATGACGTGTGTGTAGAAGGGATACTGTCGGCCAGGTAGTTCCGCGCCCCTTCGGCTGCTCACGGCAATCTCTGCGACGGCCCAAGTCTTAGTCTCCACTACCTCTGCCATCACGCGCGCGCCGTATGCATTTGACATCTCTCGGCGCCCGCCTCGCGTTGAGGTCTGCTTTACAGCCCAGCCGCTAACAGGGGTGAGAACCGGAACGACAAAGTCGTCGTTTTCGATGAAGGCCGTACTGCCGTTGTAATCCATGGGCAGGATGCGAATGCTCAGGCGCTGTTTGCCTAGGTCGTAAATCCATTGAAATAGCGGCGACCCGTCGGGCGCGTCAGCCATTAAGATTGGGGTCGTGAACGCCACGTCCCGCCCCGCCAAGTCGGACGGCGGGGCGGCAGAGAATGGATCAATCGCCGCTGTCTGTGTCGGTCTCGCATTAATCGCTGCGACAACTTCGTCGCGCCCCATCGGCTCGGTCTGCATCGCCATAGCGGCCAGCGCGATCACGGTAAGCATCGTCAAGTCTCCCTCGCACCAACTCATCGCACAGCGTTTTGCCTCTTGACGCATCGCGATTGCCGCGACAGTGTCGCGCAAACGTCGCGACCATCGCGACATTGGAGCGCGACATGGGACAAGCCCCTATACACGAAAGCCGCAACGCGAGCCCCTTCCACTATCCCGCCCCCTGGGACGGCGTCGTCTGGGGGCCGTCGCGGCCCGTCGTGACGCCGCTGATCACCACGGCTTTGCGCCTGGTCCGCGACGCCCTCTGGGTCCTGGTCGTCGGCACGGTCCTGGTCGCGGGGGTCACCATCTTCGCGCGGGCGGGTCTGTGATGGACGCCCCCATGACAGCGGCGCAATCGGCTGCGTTCGCGCTCGCCGAACGGGTTGCGAACCTGAACCCGAAGGCGGGCGAAATCGGCGCGGGCATGCTGGCCCAACTGGTTGAGGAAGCGCAGCGCGCGCTTCGTTTGCGCGCCGAGGCGGATCAATGAGCGCCCCCCGCCCGCTCCAGCCCGCCGCCGAACGCTTCCTCTCGCTGCGCGAACAGCTGGACAGCCCCTCCGTCCTGGTCGACTTCGTCGGCGGGGCGGCGGCCAACGCCCGGCTGGAAATCCTCGACGCGCCGCACGGTCCGCCGCCCGCCGCCGTGGTGCGCAGCGTCGCCCGCAATCTCGGCGTCTTCCCCGGCGCCCTGGACGCCGAGACCGATCCGATCTTTCCGGGCGAGCCCGCGCCCGAGGGGTTCCACGTCCTGGTCGGCGGCCGCCGCGTCGCCGTCGTCCTGGGCATGGAGCTGGACGACTTCATCGACGCCGTCATCGCCGTCGGCGTCGCCGCCATGAAGTCCCGGCGGTCCGAGAAGTGACCCAGCGCATCTTCCGCCAGATCGACTGGGCGCGGGCCGAGGCGACGCGCCAGCGCAAACTGGCCGTCCGCAACGCCGCCAATCCCCGCGCTCGCGACCACGCCCGCCGCATGGCCGGCCTCGCTGAATCCACGGTCGTCACCCTGACCGAACTGGCGACCCAGCCTGCGCCCGCCGCCTACCCCAACCGCCTCAACCTCTGGATGACCGCGCCCGACGCGGCCCAACTCGAACGGGAGACCGCGTCTTGACCGCGACCGCCTTCGCCAACGCCGAACTGATGCGCCGCATCGGCGGCCCCGCCCCCATCGTCTCCCTCGCCGCCTTGGCGGCCGAGTTCAATCGCGACCCGTCCAACCTGCGCAAGACGCTGAAGGCCCTGGAAAGCGAAGGCCTGATCATCCGGCCCGAGGCCGAGCGCCCGACCCTGACCGACCTCGGGCGCCAGGTCCTGCGCGGCGTCGATACGGCGGAAGGCCTGAACCTGGACGGCGACCCGTCGCCCGCACCCGTCGCCACCCGCTGGCCCATCGACCGCATCCGCCGCAACCCCGCCAATCGCGACATCAGCGTGGCCAGCGTGCTGGACATGATCGACGCCGTCGTCGGCTTCGGCGACATCATCCAGCCCCTGACCCTGACCCCGCCCGACGCGAACGGCGTTCGCACCATTCTCGCCGGCGAACGCCGCTGGCGCGCCACGGCCATGCTGTCCGGCGCCCTGGGCGACGCCGCCCTGGCCACGGCGCTGGAGCGCACGGGCGGCGCGGGCCTGCCCGAACCCCTGCGCGAAGGCCTGCCCTTCGTGGAGCGCGAGGCCGACGACGCCACCGCAATCCTGATCACCATCGTCGAGAACAGCGCGCGCGAGGACCTGTCGCCGTGGGACGACGCCCAGCAGCTGCTGCGCCTGGCCGACGCCACGGGCTGGAGCGGGGCCGAGGTCGCCCGCCGCACCGGACGTCTCAGCGAGACCAAGAAGAACGGCGCCAAGGACGTCACCGACAAGCTGCGCATCGCGCGCGAGGCCACGCCGGACCAGATCGCCGACTATCACCGCACCGGCTCATGGGACGGCTTCCGCGACCGCGTCCTGCGCCGCGGCGCCTACGCCCCCGACGCCCCGCCGGCCGACGACATCGATCCCGACCAGCTGGCGATGTTTGAAGACGTCGGCGAGCAACCCCTTTGCACCTTCGTGCAGGGTCAGCCCTACAAGGAACGGTTCGACCGTCGCAACCCGGCCCAGACTGTCGCCGCCGCCGCGCCCCATCTGGACCTGGACTCTTTCCTTCCGATTGAAGTCGCGGCAGAGCCGGGGACCTTTGAAGTCCTGGCGTTGCCATGGACCTCTCCGGGCAAATACTACCCTCGAACCTTCCCTCAAGCCCAGATCGAGATCGCGCGCATTAAAGGCGCGAAAGCTTGGGTTTCGTCTGGTGGCTACAGCCTTTCCGACATCGGCAGTCATAATCGGTTGAGCGGCGTCTCCAAAACGACGTCGGCGCACCCGGACCGCCGCACCGCCCTAATGGCGGCGATCGACAACATTGCCGAAGGCATCACTCGCAACAAGAACGGGCGCGTCCCGCCCGCCATCGCTGAGTGGCTGCAGAATCCGACAGCAGCTGGTCCGCATGTGGTGGATTTCGTCGACTACCGCACAGCGGAGCGCGCGGACGCAGCTCGGCGCGGGGCTGAACAGCCGGTCGCCGAGCCGGCGTCGCCTGACACCATCGACCTGTCGCCCCTCGCGCGCCTCGCCCTGGTCGAACTGACGCTGAAGATCGCCGTCTCGCCTCAGCGGATCGACGGAAACGCCGACCTTAACCCGGAACGCGGGCTTTGTTCTTTAGACCTCCCCGGCGCTTGGGCGGCTCACGGCGCACCGGTCGGCGCGATCTGGATCGGCGCGACCTTCTCCGAACTATCGAAGGCCGGTCTGGTCCGCGCCGTCCACCAGAAGTTCGGCAAGCCGACCCTGGCCGCCCTGACAGAACAGGGCGTGACCTTCATGGGCGAAGGTCTGCCCCCGAAGTATGGCGCGCAAGAAGGGGCGATGAAGGCCGCAGATCAAGACGTCGCCGCTTTCATTGATGGCGGCCGCTCATGGGCCACCGATTGGCTTGAGTTCGAATCCGCCCCGCCGACGCCGCTCCCCGCGCCGCGCCCCCTGACGCCCGCCGAACAGGCCGCCTGCGCCCTCGACGACTTCGGCCGTGACGCTGACGCGATCGCCGCCGATGCGGCCCTGCTGACCGACGTCCTGGCCCTCTATCACGACGACGCCGAGGAACCGGACGAAGCCGCCGCCCGTGCTTTAATGGCCCGCCTCGACGTCGCCGGGCCGTTTGCGGAAGACGGCGACGGCGGCCTGACCGCCCTGGTCGGCGGGAAGGTCGAAGCCCTTGCTTTCATCGACGTTGACCGCGCAATGCCCGATGACCGCTCGCGCGCTGTCGCCCTGCTGATCGCCTGGGCTTGCCGTGTCGTTTTCGGCGGCGGCGACGCCATGCCCCTGGCGACCGACATCGATCCGTCCGCCGTCTCGGCGCCCGACAATCCGGCCGTGCCGATCCGCAAATCGATCCAGCCCGACTACCTGGTCTGTCTGGAGGACGGGCGCCGGTTCAAGTCGCTGAAGCGCCACCTGCGCACCCGCTACAACCTCAGCCCCGAAGAATACATCGTCCGCTGGGGGCTTCCGTCCGACTATCCGATGCAAGCCCCCAACTACGCCCGCGCCCGCGCTGAACTTGCGGCCCAGATGGGCCTGGGCGGAGGGCAGGGCTGATGCGCGCTCCACACGATATCGCCGCCGCCCTCGATACCGACCTGAACGAAGCGGAGGCAAGGGCTTGGGATAGCCTCGCTCGCTACAAGTTCTGGATGTTTGGCTACTGGGCCGCGATCTGGGTCCACCAGAATCGCGCCTCAGGTCAGGGTCGTCCGAACCCGTTCAAGGCGCTCATCACCGTTGCGCGCCAACACGTCCCTGGACGCTCGCCGCCGCCACCCCCTGCGCGACCTCCGCTCGGCCACCTCGTCCCGCCCCGCACGCCGGAAGACGGCCTGCGCCCTTCCACGCCCGAGGACGGCTTGCCCGTCGCCACCCGCCAGGACCCCGCCCGATGAACGACGTCATGATCGATATGGAAACCAAGGGGACGCGCGTCGGCTGCGTCGTCCTCTCCCTGGGCGCGGTCTATTTCGACCCCGTGTCCGGACGCCTGGGGGATGAGTTCGAGGCCGTGATCAACATCCGGTCGTGCCGCGCCCTGGGTCTTCACGAAGATCCCGAAACCGCCGCGTGGTGGGACAGGCAATCGCCCGAGGCGCGCCAGATCCTGACCAACGTCGAGACCGCCGCCATGGACCTGCCCGAGGTGCTGGAGGCCTTCACCGACTTCCTGCGCGACCACGGCAATCTTCAGACGGTGCGGATTTGGGGAAACGGCGCGGACTTCGACCCGGCCATCCTGATTCACCTCTATGCCCTGACGCGCAAAATGCAGCCCTGGGCCTATAACAACAGCCGCTGTTTCCGCACGCTGAAGAACATCGCCCAGGCGGAAGAACCGATCCGCATCGGCACCCACCACAACGCCCTGGACGACGCCAAACACCAGGCGCGCTGGGCGGGCCGCCTGTTCGCGGCCCTGAGGGCTGCAGCATGACCGCCGTGGCCTTGATGGACGGCGTCGCCGCACCGACCAAGAACCGACGCCAGCTGGCCAAGGAGCGCACCTTGCAGAAGCTGAAGGCCGAGGCGCGGTTTCTGTTCGAGAACGTCGGCTATTTCGACGTCGGCATCCGCGACATCGCCCAGCGCATGGGCATGTCGACCGGCGCGGTCTTCAGCCACGTCTCGGACAAGGCCGCTCTCTGGCGTCTGGTCATGCACGGCCCGCCGCCGTCCGAGGCGTTGGCGGAGGAAGTCGCCCTGGTCGAGGCGATGCACCCCGGCTGGGGCTGGAACATGCGCAAGATGGGCGGCCAGTATGTCGCCAGCCTGACCAGCCCCGACTTCCACCTGTCGACCAACGGCGGCCTCAGCGTCACGGGCAAGGGCGACAGCCCCGCCAGCGCCCTGCGCGAAGCCCGTATCGAGGCCGACCGCAAGTCGCCCCTCCCGCCGACGGAGGCCGGACGATGACGAACGCCGTTCGTACCTTCGACCCGATCCCCGATCGTCACCCGCGCCTGCTGATCTGGATCCAGCACTACCGCGCCGACGGCGTCCCGCTGCGCCGCCTCGCCGACCTGTTCGACATCACGACCGCCGAACTGGTCGAGGCCGGCGTCGCGCCATGATCCTCGCCTGCCTTCATCAGCTCATTCTCTGACTCACACACAAGGAGCGCCTGCTGTGACCGATTCCCCCATGTCCTTAGACGCCGCATTCAGCTTGAAGCACGCTGACGAAGCGCGCGTGGCCGCCGAAAGCGACGCGGCCTTCTATGCCAAGATCCTGATTGATCTGCGCGACACCCTGATCGACGTGCGCGTGGCGATCGCTGACGAAGGCGACCGCGTCTATTTCGGCTCCACGAATGACGCGGACCGACTGAAGCAAATGTCGGACACGCTCGACGGCCTGGCTTGGGACGCCATCATGGCGCGCAGCCAACCCAAGACCGATCTTTACGGACGCATCGGACGACTGACCGAACAGCTGGAGCGCGCCAGGGCGGCGCTCCAATCACTTCAGTCGGGCGCCGCCCTGGCGCTGGACTCGCTCACCGACCAGGAAGGGGTGGTCGCAGACTTCCTCGCCGCGATCCACGCCACCGCCGCGCGCGGCCAGCTTGAGACGCTGGACGTCGTGAACAGTAAGGGCGAAGCGCCCGCAGCCGCGACACCCCCCTCTGGCTACGTCGCAGAGATCTCAGCCCGCCCCGCCGCTGTCGCCTACCGCGCCCGGATCGCGTGCGACATTCTTGAGGGCTTCACCGACGGAATCGACGGCGACCGCCTGGGCGAACTGGCGCGCTGGACCACCTCGGGCCGCGCCCTCGACGACGCCGCCCTGCTGCGCGCCTTCGCCGCCCCCTGGATCGCAGCGGCCGAGGAAGCCGGATGGGAAGGCGATCCCCAGGTCGAGGCCCGCAAGGACATCGACCGCCACACCCTCGCCGCCCGCATCCTGGGCGTAAACAGCTTCACCCCCGACCAGCTGGCGACGATCTTCGCCCGTCATAACGAACTGAAAGCCGCTGCCGCGAACGCGCTGGAAGTCGCAAGCTCACATATTCAGCACATGGCAGCGTGGATTTCGAAGACGAACGCCAGCGACACACCCTTGCATGGCTATTCGTTCGAGGCGCTGGGCGAGGACAAATGGATCATCGACCAAGCCCTTGCCTCCCTGAAATCGGGCGGCGCGAAGGAAGGGGCGGCGCCGTGAGTTTCGCGAACGAGACCGAACACAAGGCGCGAAAGGCTCACAAGTGTGATGCCTGCTGCACCGCCATAGACTTTGGATCGACCTACGTTCGCTGGGCAGGAACGTCTGACGGCGAGTTCAGCGTTGCCAAGTTCCACGTCGAATGCCGCAACGCGGAAATCGCACTGAACAAGCTCTCTGGTACCGATTGGGATGAGTGGATGGGACTGGATGACATGGAGGTCGACGACTGGCCCTGGCTGATCGCTGACCATCCCGAGGTCGCCGCCCGCCTTCAAATCACCCAAGCCAAGTACGACGAGGAGATAGCTGAAGGTCAGCGCTGCGCTGAAGCGCGCCGCGCTCTGGAGGCCCGACCATGATCGTCGTTCGCGTTGAACTCTGGAGCGCCGCCAACGGCTCCAAAACCGAACTGGCCCGCATGCACATCGCCAATGATGGGCTCACCACGGTCACCAACCCCCGCCTCGGCGACTACTCAGGCCAGACCTTCGTCGGCCGCGACAGCGAGGCCCTGTCCAAGGGGCGGGTGTCCAAGCGCGGCGAGGTGCGCCGCTGGCGTCGCCACGACTTCCATATCTGGAATCTGGTCGCCGCCATGCTGGACGACATGGGCTATCGGCAGGGGCGGCGCTGATGCCGGCGCGCCCCCACCCCATGAACTGCCGCTGTGAGAAATGCCGCCGAGAGGGCGAAGCCGCCGTGGTGCGTGAAAACGCGCGGATCGCTGAAGCTCCCGCCACGCAGAGCATGAAGCAAGTCGCCCTCCCGACCGACGAAGGGGGCTGCGTGACGAAGCGGTTCGTCATCTTCACCCAACCCGGCCGTGCGCCTGAGAAGAAGGGCGGCTGGCTTAAGGACGAGCATCTGATCGATTTCCTTCGCGAGGTTATGCTGCACTACGGATGGGAGCCCGGCTTCATTGCGACCGTGCTGGAGCTGACTTGGGATAACGACCTGTGGGCGTCGTCGGCGCTGGAGTATCTGGCCATCCATGACTACGCCATCGGCCCACGCCGGGCGCGCAAGGCCTGGAAAGAGGCGCGCGATAAGCACGAACGCATCTACAAGGCCGCGCCGTACATGCCTCTCGGGCAGGAAATCGCAGCCTATCAGCGCTGCACAGCCCCCTTGGCCGCAAAGCCATGAAACGCGCCGTCGCCCCGATCCAGCCGCGTCTGCTGACGCCTGACGAGGCGGCGGCCTATCTCGGCTACAAGTCCACGGCCGTGCTGGCCAGCGTGCCCGTCACCCCGCTGCGCATCAGCCTGGACGGCGCGGCGGCCAATCCCCGCTATGACGTCCGCGCCCTCGACGCTTGGCTTGACGGACTGTCAGGGATTATGCCTGTGGACCAAGGCGCGACGGCCGAGGACGTGGCGGCCGAGGATGAATTCAACGCATGGTCCGCCCGACGGGCCGCGAGAGGATGATCGCCGTGAAGCCCTCTAACGCAGACGAACTGATGGACATGATTCAATCCGTCCTGGCCAAGACCGGCGAGCGACGCTTCGTGATGGACAAGGTCGGCGATGAAGATCGCGCCGTCATCATCACCCTGGACGGCCTCTATCATTACAGCCTGCCTTGGCCGGTCCTGGCCGATCGCGGGCGCAGGGCGGTGGAGTCTGCCGCTCACTACACGATCGCCAAGAGAGACGCGGCGCGGGCTGAAGCCGGACGGCCATGACGCCAGCCGCGATCAAACTGCCCGGCGCGCACCGGGTTAAGATGCGCCTCGCGGGCGACCGCGTCGGCATCTACTGGTATCGCCGCAGGGGCGGGCCGCTGTTGATGAAGTTCACCGGCGACACCCTGGGCGACGCCCTGCGCGCCGAAATCGCCGGCCAACAGGATCTGATCGACGCCTACGCCACGCCCACGGCCCGGCCGGAACCCAGCGTCATCACCGTGCGCGAGATCGTCACCCGGTTCAAAGCCGCGCCCGACGGCTACCTGTCGCTGCGCGACTCGACGCGCAAGGTCTGGGCGCCGATGCTGGACCGCGTCGTCGACGAATTCGGCGACCTGCCCGCCCGCGCCCTCAACGCCAAGGGCATGCGCCGCGCCATCATCGACTGGCGCGACCGCTACGCCGCCACCCCGCGCAGCGCCGACTACGGCGTCCAGGTGCTGAAGCGGGTGCTGAACTTCGGCGTCGATCGCGAACTGTGCGAGACCAATCCCGCCCTGGGCGTCGGCACCATCTACAAGAACAACCGCGCCGACCAGATCATCGAGCCAGAAGAACTGACCGCCATCCTGGCCAATCTGTCGCCGGCGGCCCGCCTGGCCGTGCGCCTCTCGGCCGCCACCGGCATGCGGCGCGGCGACCTGGTCGATCTGCGCTGGTCCGAGGTCTCGGACGTCTCGATTGAGCGCGCCGCCGGCAAGAGCACGAACGGCGTTCGCATCATGGTCCCCTTGATCCGCGAGGCGCGCGACGTCCTGACCGAGCTGCGCCAGATCCGCGACAGCGCCAAGGTGACCTCGACCTTCGTCCTGACCTCGCGCAAGGGGCCGTGGCATGGCGACGGCCTGACCAGCCTGTTCGTCCGCGCAGCGGCCAAGGCGGGCGTCAAGAAGTCGTTGCACGACCTGCGCGGCACGGCCGCGACCCGCTTCGTCATCGCCGGGCTGAAGGATGAAGAGATCGCCGACATCTTCGGATGGGAACCGGACCGCGTCCGCAAGATCCGCGTCCGCTACGTCGATCGGGCACGGGTTGCGCAAGGCATCATCACGCGGCTAGAGAGACGGGGCGAGAACGGCTGA